TTACCTTAGACATTCTTGCACAAAAAGATTTTCTTCTTGCTTTCTGTCTAGGAGAAAGACCTGTCTTTTTAGTAACAGGAGCTTGCAAGTTTCCACCTGTTGCTCGGTTGTATTTTCTACGACCAGAAGCAGTAAGACCTCCTGTGGGATCTTTGTCCTTCTTAGTCATTGATACACCTTTAGACATAAAAAATGTAAGCTATTTAAAATATAACACTCTTATGCAATCTTTAAACTATTTCTTTTTCTTCTTCTATGTTGATAAGTAATATTTTTAGGACTTGTCTTTTCTCTTTTAAACCTGGCTTTTTCTTTACTACTCATCTCACTTGTAGTCTTAGGAGTCTTGCTACTAATTCTTTTAGATGGTCTGCAAGCAGGGTAAGGTCTGCCTTTTTCATTAGTACCTCGACCACATTTCTTGCCTGTTTTGACATCAACCCATTTTTCTTTAAACCATCTTTTAAGACTCATTTGCCTACTTGTTTCTGTGCAGCAGTATGAGCCTGTTTAAATGATTTACCTTCACGCATAAGCTTCTTCATAAGGTTCATGTGTTTAGGTGTGTGATGAACTGAATGTGCTTTCAGTTTTCTCATCTGTGAAAGATTAAGCTTTGCCATTTTTCTTTTTGTTTCTTAATCTGCGAACTAATAAAAAATCTTCTTTAGTGAGTTTACCATCACCAGTTTTATCAAGACTTTTCTTTTGTTTAGCTGATAGTTTTTTCATGCTTTAGTGTACCCTCCACCTGCTGCTTTGTATTCTCTTACAAGTTGTCCACTTGCATAAGCACTAGGCCATTTTTTGACCCTTGCTTTTACTTTAGCTTTAATTCTTGCATAAAGCTTTGGTTTTGTAGGTTTGTTAGCCATTACCAAATACGTTAGAACCTTGTAAACGCTGTTTCACGTTTTCTGTATATGCTACATCTTTTTCCCAACGAGGATCAGACATAGCAGTTACTACTTCTGCTGTAGATCTAAATGGTGTAGGTCCACTTGTTGAAGCACGACCTGAGTAAAGACTTGGTTCAACTCCCATAGCGTTATTGTATTGTGAATAGATACCTTGAACAGCCAACTTAATAGCAGGTCCATCTCCTGTATCAGTCAACTTATTAAACGCTTTGACCTCATCAGCAGGTAAATTTTCTATAGCCCAAGAAACCATTTGACCATAGCTTTCATCTCCACCAACTGAATCTTTAATACCTTGTGCATCAACTTCACCTGCTATCCCTGCATTACGAAGACCATCTAAATAGGTATCAACGATTTGTTTTGAGAAACCAGCTTCATTTAGTTTGCTGTAATCATCTTCAGAGATTTCATCATTTTCTGCAAATCTATTTGATATGTCTTGTGGATCAATACCAACTTCTTCTAAGACAGAAGCAAGACCTTCTCCATAAAATTCTTCTGCATCAAAATCAGAATCATTTGTTTCCTGTTCTGTTTCTGCTTCTTCTGTTTGTTCTTCAGCGTTAGCTTCTGGTTCTTCTCTGGTTTGATCTATAGCACCAAGCTTACCTTCAAGTTCTTTATAGCTGCCAACAAGATCTTCAACAGTTTTAAACTTGCCAGCATACAAACCATTTTCATCTTTTAAACCTTCCAAGTCGTTAGCCGACATTGGCGGTGTTTCTGAAACATTAACTTGTGATGATGTCATAGTAGTTTTCTTTTAACTATAGTGAATTGTATTGCCATGTCCAGTTACGACATCACCTGACTTCTCTGGTACAGGGTTAGTTTCGTTTACACCAAGTTCGCTAACGATAGCTTTTTCTGGTGCATTTTCTGGTGTTTCTTTTTTTGTACTAGGCTTCTTGCTAGGCATCTTGAGTTTCCTCCATTGGTAGTTGTTGTTGAGCATCAGCTAGTTTTTTAGGATCAACTAAAGGTGAACCTAAAGCAGCAGGTCCAAGACTTTGAATAAGCTGCTGTTGTTGTGCTGCCTGTTGCTCTTCTTGAATTTGCTCTTGTGTTTTTATAAGGTTAGCAGTATCAATTCCTATACTGGTAGCAAGACGTTTGACTGCTTCATCTACATTAACGTACTGTCTCATAACATCTGGACCTAAAGCTTGAGCTACAGTTCCTATAAACTCTATTAATTTATTTCTATCATTACCTCTACCAAGTCCTTGCAAGCCTGTAACGATCTTAGGTTTGACCAGTTCATCAGGCAGCTTGGGAACTTTACCTTGTCTTACAAGTAAGTGCATACGTCTTCTTAGATAAGGTAGTTGAAACTCCTGAGTCAAGATACTGTAAATACCACCAAGACTATTTTCTAGTTCTTGTGCCATAAGATTTATCTCTGCTGCTGTTACTCTTTCTGCGTCACGTTGTACTGATCTTGCCATCAGAAAAGCAAACTCAAGTCTTTGTTCAATACGTTGTATAGCACTAAAGGCAACATTAAAATCACCACCTTTGCCTACCTGCATTACAGAAATATCTGATGCTGTACCTTCTCTTACTGCACCATTTGGAGCTTTTGCTATTGTGGCTGCCCTTGTCACCCCATTAGGATTTACAAGGAATATAGTCTTTGCACTTGCAGCAGCACCTTCTATTATTGCCTGCATCAAAGACTCAAGACTGATTAAATCTCCTCTGTATTCTTCAACATATCCTCTTCCATAATCTTCACCATCAACTCGAATAAATCTAAGAGGTAGCCAGGGTGTTACATCAACTCTTGATCTACCATCTGTACCAGGTATCTTTTCTCCTTTACATTGTTGAAACCAGAAGACATCATCATTAATCCTTTGAATATGTGTATATATATCAAGATCATCTGTCATTGTCTTAGCATCATAGTTCTCTTTCTTTTTGATCTGTTCTAAGAAAGCAGCAGGCAAAGCCTGTGGGTGAACTGTTTCTTTTGTAAGTATTTCTAAGACATTACCTACTTCATCTCTTTTACATACAAACTTTGATAATGGATATACCTTCAATCCTTTATCTGTCAGATATAACAAGACATTACCAGACACGACAAGATGCTTGATCGCTTCAAACATAGCAACTCTGTCATTAGATATTTCTATCTGATTCATCAAAGCATTTTCTATTGTGCGTAGTCCTTTATCTATTTCACTTTGCATTTGTTCTTGCCCTTGCTTTCTAATTTCAAGAGCATCTATTTCTAATTTAAAAAATGATGTGCTTGGTGGAAGCAAAGTCATTAATAATTTATTCGACAAACTATTAACACCACGACTACCAGTAGCCTGGAAAGGAGTTTTGATTCTTGCTCTTGTGCCAGATGTCTGTTCTGGTATCAAACTTGGTATTGTTAATTTTGAAGATTCTTTTGCTTCTCTATCGTAGGTTGATCTACTGCTAACAAGTGCTTCATACCTACCTGCTGCGGTTGTGCCTTGTGCTGAGTATTCCATATTAAGTTGGGTAATTTAGATTACCAGAAGAACTACCTGTTGTGCCTAGTAATGGTATCTGTAAAGATTTAGTTCCCATTCTTCTACCCAAAGCAACCTGACTTTCACTCTTTTTCTTTTTCTGTTGCTTACCAACTACAACTGCATCAGCAGTCTCTTCTATAGGAGAATCTTCTGGCTCTGGTGCAGGTGCAGGTGGTGGTGATGGTTGCCTAAAAAAACACATAACAAGTGTATATTATTTTTTCTTTATACTAGCATGAGCTAAATGATTGTCTTCTTTTTTGTTTGGGAAAGCTTTTTAGCTGTCGTAAGAGTTGGGTTTTGTTTTGCACTTACAATTTTTAAACTGTCTGCAACTTCTGGAACTTTTTTAGAAGTTTCTTCAATGTTTTCCTGTTCACCTGTAACTACAACAGGATCATTTTTACTTTTATATTTCTGTACCGCAGGTTCTCTTCTACTACTACCGAAAAAACACATAGTTAATTCTCCAATACTCTGTTGCTTAACATAGTTTCTTTTTGTCTAAGTTGTTGTTCAATTAAATAATCAACAACAGACCTTTGCCCTGCACGATACCACACCTCACGATCAGAAAGCGATAGATCTGGGTGTCTGTTAGGAAACACTTGATCTAAAGCTTGTATAAGTTCATCAGTAATAACTGGTAAAGGCACAAAAATTTAAGAGCTATTCTTATAGTATATGTTAATGTGTAGATAACAAGGAGTGGTTACCTTGTTGTATTGCAAAAAGAAAACCTCTAGGTAAGTGGTTCTATCTAGGGGTTTTCTTTATGGATTCCAAAGTTTTACTTCACCTGTCTGATAATTATAATCTCCTTCTCTTAATATTCTTGTCAGTCTTGCGTTCAAGATAGCGTCAGCTATTGTATAACCTTTCTTTGTATATGTTTCCTGTACCTTAGACCATAGTGCTTCTTTAGTATCAGGTGTATCAGCCAATGTCTTGCTTGCTGTAACCATACCCATACCTTTGATGCCTAGTATTCCGTCACCTGCATCACCAGCTAGAGACATTTCAAACCAATGTCTAGTTGCTTTCTTGTTTGTTATATGTTCTATCTCTTCAGCAGCTATAAGCTTGCAAGGTAAAGTTCTCATGTCCTTATCAACTGAAACTATAATCGGATCTTTATATCTGCCATTGGTAGCAAGCAAACCTAATACATCATCACCTTCCAGGTTTTCATAGGCAACAGTTTCATATCTTTGTTTTACTTCTTTGATAATACTTTTGAGTGCAAGTGGTTTGCGTTTGCCTATTCTGTTGATCTTGTACTCAGGAAATATCTCATGTCGAAATGTAGGGTATGAAGTAAAGCACATAACTATGTCATGGTTATTATCAGCAATACTTCTATAAACATCTAATCTATTTTCAATCAGATTAAGTATATCTCTTTCATCAGAGTGAAGAGTATGCTCCCATTCATTCCAACGTGTGTCTTCTTCACAAGCACAACAGGAATTGAATATCAGCCAATCAGCATCTATTAGTAGTGTCATAATTAATCTCCAAAGGTGTCTTCATAAACGACTAATCGACCTGTGTTCTGGTCGTACAGTAACCTATCTACTTCTCCTGTCATACCAGTATGTCTTGACTTAAGTATCTTTAGTTGTAGTCTTGATCTTTCGTATGCTTCTCCTACTTGGTTTCGTGAA